AGCAAAAAAAAAGGGTCAGCTTTTGACTGACCCTTCGGCTAATGTATAGGAGCTATGAGTATTAAGGTGGGCTTATTCTTTTAAGTCCGCAGGCGCAATTATGCCTACAGTCTGTGCTGCCGGTTGTGGGCAATCCGATTTGCTTCCAAATCTTAAACGGTTTCTGTTGTCCGTCTCTCTCAATGCACTGCCTGCATGACTGAGCGGCATCATTTTTTACCCACTCGTAAATCGCGTCTTCGTCAAAAGTATTGAAAACAGCATTAAACTGTAATCCTTTCATTTTCTGCCATAAGGCTGTGCCTTGTTTGTTTAACATAGAGGATACGGAGCTTGATTGTCCGTAAAATCTATCTTCAAGTGTTTTGTATATTTCATTATCAGACATTCCGGAAAGTTTCCACTGCTTGACCTCAAGAAGTATTGCTCTTGAAAATTCGATTTCTGCTCTTATGGCTTCACTGATGAATATTTCAAGCTGTATTTCCGCGTTATTTTTATCTATTGCCGGCATATTATTTTACACTATTCATTATTTCATTTATTGCATTTCTTACGATAATTGGAGATAGTTCATTTACCGCTGTTATTCTTAATTCGTCCTTATCCTTTTCAGAGAATCCAAAGAAATTTGCGCCGGGGTTGCTTGATCTTCTAAATCCCTGGTCATATTCTCCCCTTAGATTCCATTTTGCGATATCCAAATATCTGATATCTTTTTTTTGGGTGCCTGCCCATGCCCTCTTGGAAACACTCTTGCCCGCCTTAAGCCTGCCTAAAACCCGCTCCCTGTTTGCCTCGGATTTCTTAAACTCATGAGGTTGTGTGCTGATATAGAATACTACTTTTTCATCCTCTACGGTTGAGGCAAAGGCATTTTTCATAAAATCATTTGTTGCCCTCATTCTCATGTTGGCATTTCCGGAAATTCCCCCGCCTCTTGCCCTTTTTACCGCCGATGTTACAGGCGATAACCTCGGGAAAGGCGTTCCATCTATTTCCCTTTGATCCATGATGTGATCCCGCATCATCTGCTTTCCCGCATCGCCGAGCTTCAAGAGAACAGCTCTAAGCTGAGTTGATGATATTAAGCGTCCCATTATTCCTCTCCGTTTGCAAGTGAATCAATTCGTTTCTGTGATAAGTTCTCTGCTTTTTTAAGTTCCGTCTTGATTAATCCCTCAAGAACCTCAGCGGGATTACCGAAAACCTTTAGCATAAGCTCTTTCTGCTCAGCCGCGGTTAGGCTATCGAATTTATCAAGGTCAATCTTGTCAAAAACCCGCATAAAAGTCTTGAATATCTTTTTGTTATCATAAATCTTATTGATTTTTTCTTTTATGATTTTTTTGTTTTCGAATATTTCTTTAGCAAATTCTTTATGGTTCATAGGTAATTATCCATTACTTTTAAAATTTCACTATGCCTATTTACGGTCAACGAATCTGTTAGCTGTAAATTAAATTCATTTGAAAGGCTTTGTATTAGAATTTCTTTTGGTAATTGTTTTGATTTAATGCCTTTGGCGTATTTGTAGTGATAAGACATGTTAGAGTCCTCACCTACGGCTTTATATCTGTTTTTCACTGTTCTTACAACTGCGAATAATTTATATTTTTCTCCAAAGTAATCTTTAACCAAATTAGCAAACTCTTCTTTTCCGTGGAACTTCTGAGCCGTGAATAAACCCGATCGGAATTTCACTGAAACATTATTTTCATCATAATATTCGTGGTAAACTCTTTTGCTTGAAACTCTTTTTAATTTTAGTTTGCTGCTATATTCGTCTTTGAACCGGCATGATAAATAAATTGTTCCGTTTGGCTTTAACAGTGCGTTACAGCAATTCAAGACATCGGATTCAATTTCCTTGTTTACTATCGAATTTAAAACCGAATCCAAAATAATTACATCGTATAATCCATTTTTCTGAATATCTCTGATTACATCATCTATGTTTGCTCTGATTTTATTGACATCGTATTTACTGCCTTTTACTATAAAAAACTCTATCCCAAATATTTTATATCCCTCTTTTTTCAGTTTGTTCACATATCCAAACTTTCCGGCGCCAAAATCAAGAATTCTCTGCTTTTTATTGATTTCCGGTAAAATTAAACCTTCGTAAAGTTTTGAATGGAAATTAAATTCTCCATCAACCATCCTATTCATTTGACACATAAACTGGTTACTGCTTTTCAGTGGAATATTTTCGTAATTATAATATCCATAATCCTGCTTAAGGTACTTATCTAATAATGGCTTTTTTGAATCACTTATTACGTAAACCATGGGATTTAGCTTTAGGATATAGCAACAAATGAGATAATTCATCATGGAATATACTTGACCTGTATTAAGGACCAGCGGAGTATCGAATAATCCATATTTAACAAATAAATCCAATATATTTTTTCGGTCAACCGCATTCTCGAAAGATCCGATTTTCCCCTTGATTTCAATATCCGAGTATTGGATTTGCTGAAATCCCTCATTACGATAAGTCTTTTTTATCCTAACCGGAAATTCCATTAGATCAAGGCTGTTGTGTAAAAGGTTAAACCTAACTTCATCCTTTATGCTAATTTTTTCCGATCTATAAACCGCGCAAGTTTCGAAAGTTCCAAGGGAACTCATCGCCTTATGCCTCTGGTGCCCGGCAATCAGAGTATTCCTGTTAAGCAGTAACGGCCTTACTAACCCTATCCCCTTGATACTCTCGGCAAGCATTTGAGCGCTTTCGGGTTTTATTTTTCTCGGGTTGTATTCAGCCGGCTTGATTTTCGATATTTCATAGTTTTCTATAAAATTCATTGCATCATTTCGCTTTTTACAAATCCGTAAAGAGTCCCGTTATCTTCAAGATATACTTTGATCTTCTTTTCGAAAAACTCCGCCTCCTCCTCTGTAAGATTTATACGATATCCCTTATACTTTATTGAATCGATTGATGAGTTTTTTGCCCCTTCGATCTGGTCAAATGTATTCTTAATATCTAAATCGTCCTTAAGTTCGATTAGTCCCACGTCTAAGCCCACCAATTGCAACTCTTGGTCTAACAACTCAAGGCGATCATCAAGCTGGTATATTTTCAGATGCTCTCTAAGAGCTTCTTTGTTTGTTTCCGTGAAATGACTAAGATAAACTAATACCAACTCGGCCGCTTCTTGCATATCCTTACAGTCTACCCATACGGCTGATAGCTTTTCCGGAACTTTTACGCCCTCATCATGCAGATCCTTCAACACCTCAAAGAATTTGACGCCTTCGAGTAAATAGAGCTTACCTTTATTTTCGTAAACATGAATCACCTTAAAAAAGCTATGCCTCAGAAATGCGTTTTTAATCTTTGTGTAACCCCCAGGGATATACTCCTCGAGTTTATCATTCTGTACAGGAATAAGTTCTTTCCAGCTTACCTGGTCGTATTTCACAATTTTATTCTTTATGGCTGTTTTTGTCATTTAGAATCCCTTATAAAAACATTTAACTTTTATTTTAATTTTGATTTTCATTCATTATTTTCTTCTAATTTTTTGATTAAGTCCAAAGTCTCGGCTTCCGATGCATAAAAAAAATAGTTTCTAACTTTAATCCTGTGCCCATCGATACCATCAAATTTATAGCAAATTATATCGGCTTTTTTTGCGCATATTTTCCACGTGAAGTTATTGAACTCAACATCAAACTTAAAGGATTTTTTAACTTTTTCATATTCGATCGAATCAATTATTTCGAATATCTCACCGGACTTATCGAATAACTCAAATTTTTGATTTTGAGTGTTTTCTCTCATGAATATTATTGAATCCGGAGAGATATAGGTTATTTCGGAGTATGTGCCTTTGATTCTCATGTTGACCTCATTTGTTTGTATTAAATTATGATTTACCCTATCGGCTCCGTCTTTGTGCTGCTAAAGGTAATCGGCAATCCATAATAAGCTATTCCGATATTGAATAATTTATTCCCCTTGCGATCGACATCATGCCAACGTTTCTCTAAGTCATCCCATGTGATTTCACGGTTCCTAAGGGAACTCGGATCTTTCAGCTTCACAGCTTCGTTATTATATCCATAAGCAGTAACATAATGGCCATCTTCCCACTCATTCGAATAATCGTAATCTTTTACGGTGTCAAAATGCCATGCCTGAATATCCAAAATAACAGGTATGCCTTTATCCAGATATTCCTTTACTTCATAAGTTGACATGGATTTTAAGTCAACCGTATAGCCGTATTTTTCTAATACAGTTTTTATGTTTTCCGGCTCAGTGCCCCACTCGGGAGTTGAACCTAAATCTTTGGCCAGTTCGTCAGGGTTAGGCTCTTCACCTATCATGGCTAAAGCTGTAATTCCAACCGAATCCCCGCAGTCCCAGCAATAAAATTGCCTATCAGTCGGCATATCTATATCTCTGCCGGCTCCGGGAACGAATAACTCCGTTTGACCACCCTTTCCCTTGCCGCCTCCGCTTACCTCCGCTACATCATCCGACAATATCGAATCGGTTATGTTCCCAAAAACAGATTGGAATTTTTTGTTTATTTTGTAATTCTCATTCAGTCTATCCTGAGCCTCTTCGTCACTTGATATATCAGGATTGTCTTCTCTGATTAAATCCAGGTAACTTATTGTATTGTGCTGTAACTTCATATCCCTTTCAGTCTTTGTTTCTTCCATGGTTCGAGGGAATGAAGGCTCTTTATAGTCGATAAACAGTTCGGCATCATCGGGGATGTCGTCAACATCCGGCTCTTTTTTACCTAATGACCTTACCAGATTAAATAGATCGTTTTCGAATTTAGCTAATATCGGAATCTGTTCTTTCCTTAATTCCATCAGACCCTGACTTTCGGCAACAATACCGAAACCAGAGGTATATCCCCTTTCGAGTACAATCGAATTTAGATCAACTCCGGCATCGCTTAGCGCGTTTTTTGCGTCCCAGTCACTTTCTGTCCTTACTACACTCATATCAGATTTGAGACTTACAAATTCGATACTTGCGTCTTTACCACTTATGGTGCTTGGTTTTAGACTCAGCACAAGGTCTGGAGATATTCTTATTCCTTGCCCGGAGTATTGTTCATTCATTATTACTTCCTGTCCATCCGAGGCTGTTATTCTATCCCCCGGAAGTTCGGCTCTTTGGTTCCCATTTACCGCTTTACCCAGATCAATATTTTTTGCAACCAGTATACCCCCAACTGAATAAGGGATAAGATAATTTGCATAGGTGCGATTCGTAGAAGCTGCCAAAAATATCTCAACCATCCATTCAAGACCATATCCCTGAGAATCGTAATCGTCTTTATTCATTCTTAAGGGCAAGAACGGAATCACCCCATCATAGGGATTTAATCTATTTGGATTGCCTTCAACCGGCATACTAATCAACTCTTGATCAATAACGTAGTGATCTTTTTCAGTCCAAACAATTACGGATTTTTTATATTCCTGCGGTGAAACTTCATCGATATTGAGTATCAACAATGCGTCTATTCTGTTTTTATCTTTTGCTTTCGGGATGATAAGATACTCGAACGGTAAATAAGTCTTGATGAAAAGCTTCCCTTCCTCAAAGTAAGGTCCAACAATTACGGTGTTGTAAAAAGTCGCTAACCTGTGATTTTTTTTCATCTCACCATTAAGATCGACTTCCTTCACAATTTTGTTGTAAGCATCGGTCAAACCGGGATCTATTTCACATTTTCCGTTTTTGACATATCTTATAGGTGAATCCTTGTATAAGCTGCAAAGCCTGCCTAAGGTCTTTGGGATTTTATTTATGTAAGGGTAACTTTTTATTTTCCTCTTTATTTCGCGTCTATCATGTATCACTGAACGCCATAAGCGCTCTTGAATCTGAGCCTTTATCGCGTCTTTGTTATTATTATACCAGGCATAAGATTCGAGACAGCTATAAATCCTGCTGTCTTTTTTGACATTCAGCAACGTCTTTGCTCTGTCCTTTATTATTTCGTAGTTTGCCATGTTTTCCCCCGTGTTTTAATAGTAAACCGCACTATCATCATCTTTTTTATAAATCGCATAAGCAGGATAATCTACGCAGTCAGTCCAATGGGTTGCGCGTTTTGCTGATTTATCCTTGCCTCTACCTTCGTCTTTATCGTATTTGTTGATTGACCACATCGCGCCCTGAACATCTTCAATACAGTCAACTAAAGTTTCCACGAATTGAATGTTTCCGTTTTCAAGTTCTTTGTTTACGGTCGGGACTCTTTCCTTCACCAGTGGATTATGATATACTCTGTTTTCGTAGTTTGGATGCCGCTCAAAAGCCCTATCTATAAGTTCGAAATCAGAATAAGTAGCAGCAGTTGACCTGAGCGATAAGGATGTTGAATCACCGTAAACAATTAATCCGAAATATTTTAAATTCCCTCTTGCATCAAGTATTTTAATTCCTAACTCCCTGATCATTAGCTCGGTTCTTGCCGCATCCATGACTACCTGGTCAAAGAATATCATTTTACCGTCTACTATCTGAAACAACAGCCAAACGCAAGGGTTACGGTTAAAATCACAGCTGATATAAATTGGCAAATTATACTTTGGCTCATATTTTTTTATTATGTTCTTTTCTTTGCTAAAACAGTAATAAATCGAATCTTTGTATAGATCGATATAGGCGCCTTCCAGGTATCTTTGCTGTCTCTTTGAATCGTATTTTGTCTCCGCGTTTTTCGAATACTCTTTTCTTAGAAATGTATTTTCCCGAGTGCTTGCTCTAACGAATAGCTTTAAATCGCTTGACGATGGCGGGAATTCTTTCTCCAGCCATTTGTAATCCCCAGGTGTGGTTGTTACTCCTATCTGCAGTAGTTTCGCTTTTGGGTCCCTAACCCTTGCCTCTATCTCTAAATAACATTCGTATGCCATGATCCCGGCTTCATCCAGCAAAGCCCATGCAACGTTAGGCCCGCGTAAAGTATCTGGATTGGCGGCATTAGAAAACCAGATTTCACTATTCCACTGGGGGAATCTTATGCTTTCTTCTGATTTTAATCTTTCGTGCCTTATCCTGTAAGGCGATATCTGATGTTTCCCGTTGAGTATTTCAAGAAGTGTCCTTTGAATGATTCTGTGAGACATTTTAAAGGTAGGCGAAACAATAACCCCAACACAATTCTTATTTATTCTTGACATAGCTATAGCCCACATCACCCCGATCAGCGTTTTACCGCTTCCCTGACCCCCAATAAACGCTTTGTAAAAGTGCTTTGTATCAAATAACCATAAATGTTGTTTAGGTAGTAGATACATCCCCTTCGTCTTTCTCCCCTGTTTGCTCCCCCTCGGGAATTTCTGTTACTATCTCCGCTTCTTTGAAATCGCTAAAGAATTTATCCTCCTCATCTTTCAGCTTGTCATCGTTTGGATTATTTATTTTAGCTTTCTCAATTTGAACCCTCTCAATTTCTGTCTGTGATTTTATCACTAACGATATCCCCTTTATCGCTTCGCTCAGTGAATCAAAGTCTTTTTTCTCCATAACTTTGTTCACAATCGAATTATTTGCTACGATAAGGATGTTATCAAGGATTCGCATTTTTTGACAATAATCCAACGCCTGCTTTTCACCGGCTTCGGATGCTTTTTTTTTACAGCTTCTTGAAATGATTCGGCTCTTTTTTGGTCAAAAACGTTAGCCTTCTGTTTACTTGCTGTTATTTTGAGGTTGAGCCTTCCAACAGCATAGCTAATTTTTTTGATGTTACAGAACTCTTTGAGCGTTTTTCCCCTGTTCTCAATTTTGAATAAATCAAGTTCCTCCTGGAGTTTCACCCAATCATGCCGAATCAGTTTCTTTTTCTTTTCTTGTTTTTTCTCTTTTGCCATCAAATCATTATTTTTATTACAAAATAATGAGAGTGCATAGGACGAATCAAGTATACATCAAAAAAAAGCTATTCTTCTACGATATGCTTTTTGATATAATCAATTCTTTCTACTAATTTTACTGTTCGGAATTTCTCGTGCCGCATAATTCGTGAGAGTCTGCGGACGTGGTGTGCGTTCAATCCCTTTTTTACGAAGGTGCATAATACGAGGTCAATCATGCAGCTTTCGGTTTTTCTCCTATCCAGCGATATCTTCTCAACCCATTGGGCAAGTTCCGCTTCACTTGCCCCAAGTTGGGAAAATATACTTTGAATTTCTTCTAATTCGCTCTTTTCGTTTTCCTTCATAATCCCCCTTAATGGTTATCAATTCGTGTTATCGAGGAGCAACTTTTCTTTTTCTATGTTTAAATTATTCACAACGCCCTGCTGGTCATTTGTCCGTAAGTGTGAATATATTTCAGTAGTTTTGGTGTTCGAGTGCCCCAGAAGTTTGGAAACCGTGAAGAATGGGACGTTTTCCATCAGAAGATTTGAGGCAAAGCTATGTCTTAAGGTGTGAAACGTAATGGAGGTATCTTTCCCGAATACTTTCCTTGCTAATTTTTTGTATACAAGGAATAGGTGCCCAGTCCACTTTTTGCCCTTATAGGTAAAAACAAACCTGTTTGATTTTTTCAAATACCTGTATTTTAATATTGCTATTACATCATCCGAAAGTGGTATTACTCTGATTTCTCCGCTTTTCGTTTGATGTCCTACGTTATTTAATGTTATAATTTTTCTTTCGATATTGACCTTATCCCATGTCAGATTGGTTAACTCACCCCGCCTCATACCGGTCATAAAGGCAACAATAATGGCATCCTGTAAATCTTTCTCTTTGCAGGCTTTCAGCAACATTAGGAGCTGCTCTTTTGTGAGATACCCCTTTTCGATTTTTGGAGTCTTTATTTTTATTAACCCGAATGAAAAGTTTTTGTTTATGTAGTTTTTTTCTTTTGCGTACTCGATTGCGTGTTTGATCATAATCATTTTTTGCTTTATCGTTCCCGGCTTGTAGTTCCTATTAAAAAGTTCTGAATTGTATTCCTCAACATGTTCCGGCTTAAGTTTGTCCATATTGATAGAATTGCCTAAGAACTTACCAAAATCCTTTATCAGAGCTTTATAGGATTTTGCAAGACTCTTAGTAAGATACAGCGCTTTGTAAGACGATATCTTGTCTGCAAGTTCTGATACTGAAATTGATTTCACACTGCCCGAAAACCTGTTTTCAATATCTTTTTTGAATTTAGAATATACCTCATGCGCCTTAACCGAGTTTTTTGTTTTTGTAGATACTTTTGTCCTCTTGCCGGTTACATGGTGAAGATAGTAAATGTTCCAATAACCATTTTTTTCTTTCCTTAAAAACATACGCCCTCCTTAACCAATTTTTTTTTGCTACCGTTTTAATGACCTAATTGGTGACTCAATTGGTGACTCACCCTATAGGATTGAAAACAAAATAATAAAGAAATTGCGATTTTGTTTGTCAATACGTGTCAAATTCAGGGGTTATTATGCGATTTTGATTCAATTGCTTTTTTTCCACAAATGCAATGTTTTTGTTTTTAGATCAGAATCGCCTTTTTTCCTGTTTTTGGTGACTCAATTAGTGACTGCCTTCTACCTCCTTTTTCTCCGAAAATATACTAATCACTGAAAAAAGTCAATCCAAAAACGCAATTTGACAGAATATGTCAAATGGTAAACTTTTGGTCAAAGAGGGCTTATGCTATTTTTTAAAATGGCAGATCCTCCATTTCGCCGCTTTGGCTTGGACCCGGAGCGTCCTGCATACTATCGTTACCGCCTGGGTTCTGACCCTCTTTTTTATCAAGCAATACTATCTCTTTCACCCGTATGTTGGTTGTGTATTTCTTTTCGCCATCTTTTTCGTATTGCTGTGTGTGGATTGAACCCTCTAAATAAACCTTTGATCCTTTCTTTAGATGTTTATTACACATCTCGGCAAGTTTCCCCCACGCGGTTATTCTGTGCCATTCTGTTTTTGACTTCCATTCTCCGCTTTCATCTTTGTAGCTCTGATCGGTTGCAAGACTGAATGTTGCAAGAGCGGAATCATCTTTTATCTGTCTGAATTCCGGATCATTGCCTAATCTGCCTAATAGCGTTACTTTGTTTACTGAAAATCCCATAAAATAGTTCCTTTAATTTAGTTTTGAAATTAGTTTTGATTTTGATGTTGACTTCATATAGAGTCTTTGCTGTTTTCCTTATTTAAATTAGACGCCCTTTCCGTGCTTTCGATGGCTTTTTTTAGAGCCTGCATTTCATTCCAAGACTTATCGGAACTCTTAATAACATCCAACTCGGTTTCCAGTTCCTTGACTTTTTTCTTGAGCGTATCAACTTCTGTTTTCAGTTGTTCGGTATTTCCGAATATCTGCTTTACCTCTTCCGGTGAATCAAGGAAACGGATATAAAAATCTTCTTTGGAATAAGTAAGTATCTTCCCGATATCACTTACACAAATATAATTTCTATCGTCTTGAGCCAAGAGAAATATATTACCGATAGTTTGTTTTGGGGTTTCCCATCCGATTTCAACTCTTCTCGTTTTTCACATCTTCTTTATTTTTCGTTTGAGTTCAGTAAGAACATGCATGTCATTCTCAACCTCAATACGTTTTTTGTTTGAATCTATCCACTCCAGCAGTTCCTTTTTCCATGCGTCTTTGTCGGGGTTCTTGCAATCACTGGCAATAGTTAGATTGTCATCAGGTCTTTCATCCGGCAAATGTTGCCCTCGTATCTGGGTATAGTCGGGGAGAGGACAACTTGGATGAACAATTCTTTTGTTAGTAATGAGCATCAAATTAAATGGATCGTGGAAACAACGTTCTGTATCACTTATAACTCCATATTGAAATCTACATCCGAAATATCAAACGCATTAGGAGTAAAATCTTCTTTCCCATTGGGCGAAATGCGGACGCTTTGTTTGGTGATCGCTGAATCGTTTAGATATTTATCAAATATAGCCTTTATTTCATCCGTAATAATCATGGTTTTAGTTCCTCTCAAAATATACATTAGTTAATTGTTTCTGTTTATTCCATACTGACCATTTCCCGTGTGTCCCGCGATCTATTCGCAAATCCTCAACCTTACCGAAAAGATCGTAATTACCGCATAAATCAACTATCATTGCATGGTCTTTTTCCGGATGTGGTCTGATACCCCTGCCGATCATTTGATAATACAGGGCAAGACTTAATGTAGGTCTGGCTAATACGATTGTTTCGAGTTCCGGATAATCAAAACCGACCTGCAAAACACCAACATTAGAAATAACTTTAATTTTCCCATCTTTGAATCCATTCAATATTCTTTCACGCTCCGCCTCTGCTTCTATACTAAGATCATCTTGATTAAATATTTTTTCTTTTGCTTGTTTTAAATCGTCCCACGTTATCATGTTATTAGTCATATCTTCACCTAACCAAACTAATAATTACACCCACCAACAAACCCGCAAGACCCACAAAAGTAAACCCAAATTTTGGAATTATGGTTTTTATTTTTAACTCCCCTTTGTCAACAAATTCCTGTATTTCGGCTAATGGTACCTGTGATTTATCTTTCATTTTTTCGGGAAACTCATTAGTCCCTTGAAACTCAATATACCGCCTGTAAAATAACCAAATCGACCATCCCCGCATCCAGTAATAATCATCATCCGACATATCGATTCTGAGAAAAACATAATACAAAACATCACATCCACCGAACCACCAGCCGGTAAAACAGGCTAATAACCCTAACCATCCTGAATGCAGAAATATTAAAATAAAGCTGACAATCATAAAACTATTCTGCATAACTCGGTATGGCTTGGTTATGCTTTCATCATTCCAGCGTTGCTTTAAGTGAACCGCATTACCCCATCCAAATACGTCATATACGGTAAACAAAAGAATGAACGAAATGAAGGTAAAAATATCTTGGTTATAAACAGCTGCCAAGATAAAAAATACAATTCCGATTATCAACGCGTGAATTGTGTACTGGGTTTTAAGAATGTTTTTGAAGTAACTCATAATGCAACTCCCTTGTTATTTTCGTTGAACTTTTTAATTGAATCCCTAAAAAGATTCCTATGTAATTTTTTCGCTTGACCTTCCAGATATTTCTGATAAGGCGTATTTATACTACCGTAAAAAATCGGATCCTCTTTTGGTTCGATTTTGATTGCAATATTAGCTAACTCAATCATCTTTGATTTGTTAGGATTTCTCAACCCTAACAGCCTTATGATTTTTGCAATAGGTACTATGCTTGAATCAAACGGAAGATTTCCTTTTTCGACCTGAGACCAGTATGCCATATCGTCTGCCGACATATTCAAGCCTTCGCAAAATCTTCTTATGCTAAAGCTCTTTTCAATCCTTTTTGCTTTCACGTATTGACCGAAAGTAATTTCTTTTTCCGGCATTTTACAGTCATCAAGTTCGACTGAAATTACTTTTTCACCTTTGAATGTTTTTTTGGTCATTGTTACCTCGTTAAAATTTGGGGAGTTTCCTCCCCGTTAAAAGTTATTTTTTTACTTCTTCCGGCAACATCAAGCCGCTTATGTCTATTGTTTTACCCGAAAGTTTCATATATTCAAACTCTGTTTTTATTGTTGAAATATATTTCCCGGTTGCGTTTGTGATCGCGTTAGCGGATGCGGGTGTAATTTCTTTTGCTTTTACACCCCTGATTACTTCTGTTAAGGTTTCCCTTAATTCATTCATTGTTAAATTAGGCATTTTTTTTCTTCCTTGTTTCGTTTGTTATTTTTTTTAGTTGCATCTCTAATTCTCTAATATCTATTAGGATTCCCGGTATTTCTTCGGCCCTAAGAATAGTCCCCTTGGATAGTTGTTTCGCCAAACGCATACGGATCAAATCTTCTTTGCTAACGGCATTACTCAGCTCCATTAATTTTTCAATATCAATTACGTATGAATTCGAGTTTCTACCACAACCTCTGCTCAGCCTCTTTAAAATCCCAAACCTTTGCAATCTTCTAAGCGATCTATGTACGCTGTGGTAAAGTAAGCCCCCGCATACCGGTGAAGATATTTCTTCGATTGTTGCAGTAACGCCTGTATCCAAAGCATTGTTATTCACAATGAGAGAGACCAGTAATAACCTATCCAAATGAGTCACATTCTTAATACTTAATGCGGCTCTTATCTTATCTAATAAAAATTCGTATCTGTCTTTTGATTTCGTATTAGACATTTTTCCCTTCACCGCAATATTTACAAATTCGAGTTTCCATTTTTATATAAAATTTAGTTATTAAATTAGTTAATAATTTTTCACTTCCATAAATCGCTTTTACAGCGTTTTTGTTTCGAGTTTATATATTTTATCAAATAAGATTTTTTATATAAACCTTGCCTTGATTCCTTTTGAAATTCCCCTATTTCCGGGTATGAGTTCAACCCCATCAAATCACCTGTTTAGAATTTTTGAAATCTTCTAAGAATTTTGCAAGTATTTTTTCAACCGGTTCATCTTGATTTTTGATTGTTATGAAATAAGTTTTATTCTGGAATATAACTTTCTCGAGTGATCCCCTCAGTTCCTCAGGTGTTTCAGATTCCGGATAAATTCCTTTGAGCCTCAGCTCCCGATATAAATCTTCGTTAATCGAATGTATTTTAGCTTTCTGAATTTCAGGTTCATTCGATAACGGATAAGAAAAAGATTTTAACATCAAACTTAGACTTTCGATATCTCTCAGTTTTTTGATTTCGTTTTCGTCATCTTTACGAATAACCCATCCCTCTGGGATTTCGCCCCAACTTTCAAACCATGCCCTTGATTCGTTTATTTTTTCGTTATCGATTATGAACCATTTATCCACAATCTGCTTTTCTTCCGGGAATGGACATTTGCCAAAGTTCTTATCCCAGTAATAAATATCACCGTCCGCGCCTTTGAATCGGATAAAATCAGAATGAACCCGCCCGCCATCCGTGCATAGTTTTTGTTTTTTTGATCCCGTGAAACATTTACCTGCGGGAAAAGCTAATATGTCCGGTATAATCCATTTGTCGTAATACGTGATTTTGTTTTTCAAGAAATGCTTCACAGCGTCAACCGCCTGCTTGCACGTCCAATCTTCTTCGATCATAAAATCAAAAAGCAGATCTATTTTTTCTGAGGATTGTCCTTTCTCGAATGCTTTCTCGAATAATTTTTCACATTCAGCTTTCACGAAATCAAACTGTTCCGGACTTACAGCCGATAGCAACGGATCACCTCCTGCATGATATACGGATATTTCACCGTTAATTCCGTGTTGGTTCAGCTGGAACGGCTTTCCGTTCCCGTATGGCTTTATATCTTGCTGCTTTCTGTTCGATAGTTTCATTAAGGAATTCTTTTGATCCCTGTTTGGTGTTTCCATCTGGATTCTCCATTTGTGATTTTAGCATTGTGTAATTTTTAAATAACTTTTCAGGACTCACAATTCGGCTTTGCCAGAATGGGTGAGCCAGCGCCCAAAGCAAGACCTTTTCGATTTCGCTCCTATCCCTGCCGTTGGACATGTAGAAAATATCATTTGCCCATCCCTGAATATTTATTTTCACTCCCGAATCCTTTTTCTTGATTTCCTGAGCAAACTTCGAGGCGATATAATACTCCTCACTTGCGATGCTGAACATCCTGAAAGTTTGTTTAGGCGGATCCGGAGGTTCTGGGGTTTCCGGAGGGTTTGTATCTTCGATTATTTCCGGAGTGATAATTTCAGGATCAGGGGTTTCCAAAGTTCCGCTTTGACCAGGTTCCGGATTTTCTTTTTTCGGCTTAATAGAATTAATATCCTTTACTTTACTCTTCTTTTCTTTTATATACCGCTCAGAATCTGGATTGACTCCGGATTGAATCTGGATTGACTCCGGATTGAATCTGGATTGACTCCGGATTGAATCTGGATTGACTCCGGATTTACCCTGCAATAAATCAAGTATCAATCTGGATTGAATCTGGATTATTTCTTCACAAGTCATTGTAAACAAAGATTCTTCCGATAATACTTTTATACGGTTTTTTATTTTATCAAAAAATATATTTTTAATATTCTCTTTGCTTTTGTAAAGTTTCAGTAAATAATCCTTATGATTTAATAGGAAATTTGAACTAAAAAGAATATTCTGACTGTGAAGTTCTTTGCTTATAAGTCCCTTTTTAGCCAAATATTCTATTATTTCTTTAATCTGTGCTGAATCCAAATTTAAAGAAGCTGCGAAACCCCTAAGCCATTGCGGAGTCATGAATACCATATACAGGTTATCCTGTCGCAATGCTAACTCTTCCAGCAAAGAGAACCATACCGCATACCCTACAGCTCCATGTTTACTTATAAGAAATCCTATCGATTCGTCTGCTCTTGTATTTACCGAGTGCCCAAAATAATTCATTCTTTCTCTTTCCTTAATTTATAAGTTTACTTCACAATCCACATTATACACAAATCCATCAGGTTCGAAGCGTCCGCCTTGTTGTGATTTTGTCCGATAGTTGATATTAGCTCCGGATGTTTGGTTTTAGCGCGTCTAAGGCTTATCTCCTTGCTCATACCGGCGGGGAATTTACCTAACAGTAACCCCTGCCATTTTTGAGGTTCTACTTTTTCGATATGGAAACCGCATGAGTAAAGAGCCGATAACCAATTACCGTAATTCTCACCGAAACGGAATGTTTTCTCGGCAGCCCACCTGACGCCCTTGCCGCCCTTTTCGCCTCTACCGTGAACCTTCTCAATTACGGCGTATTTATTCTTTTCTCCGTCTGACAAGAATTTTAACAAGTCAACAATCTTTTCATATGTTTCAGGACATTTGAAGATTTCGGTTCTACGGTTACTGAATGATGATATTGCTCCGGACCAGCCGGGATCGATTCCTATAAAGATTGACATTCTATTTACTCCCTCCAAATAAATCTAAAACCTTCACACTGCTTTGTTCATCTTTTTGAGTTTCTATCAAATCGAAAAAATATCTGTTTTCTTTAATCATTTTTTCAGGCAGCATAACCATAGCGCCTAATACTAAATAATTTTTTTCTTTTTCAAGTTCATAGCATCCTTTCTTAAGTGCCATATCGTAATAACAAAAATCATGCTTTATGTGTAGCTTCACTTTCCAACCTCCGTGAATACGTATACAATACCGCCGACCGAAATCATGTAGCAATATTTACCCTGAATTTTTGATCTGTAATATTCTACCATTCTATTTTTATATAATGAGGTAATGCCTCTACTAAGTCCGGTTGCTTCGTAAATATCTTTTGTTTTTATGAGAGCGATAAATTTATCATATCTCATTTGTCTTTTGTTCCCCATAATTTCCGATAGTTCGTCTGGGTTTAGTGTTCTGCTTGATCCGTAAAGTTTGTATTTCATTATGTAGTTACCTTGTTTTCGTTTAATTCAGGCGGTCTCATTTGAAACCGCCTTTGGTGTTCCATGTAGGTAAAATTAAATTCAAAGATTTTTTTTCTATCATAGTCCTCCGGATATGTTTGTAATTAGTTATTTAATGCCGTTTGACTATTTCTTAATTGGTCTATTATCTCATAGGCTCATCTCCGGTTTGATGATTTCCCAGATATTTGTCTTTATCGATTACAATTAAAACAGTTTCTATGTTTGTACCGCTCTCTTTGAATGTTCCTTTTTCGATTTCTTCAATAAAGCAGTCCTTCCCATCAAGCCAGTTTTTGAAATCAGTCTCTTTTTTATTGCTTGATATTTTCCAGTGCTTAGAGGAAAGCGTTACGATACGTCCACCCGGTTTGGTAACTTCATACATCTTGTAAATATGATCTATGTCTTGGTTTTTTGAGAATGGCGGGTTAGCGATAACCAAATCGTATTTATCCGTCCTATCACATTCTAAAAAATCATTACCGCATAAAGTTACTCCTGGAATATCTAAAAGCATCATATAGTTTATATCCATTGCTTCATAGCAATCAACTCTTATGAGCGGTTCAACCTTTTTAATAGCCTTTATAAGCGCGCCTTGACCTGCTGACGGCTCTAAGACTTTCATCATAGAATTTAAGTTGGAAAGTTCCACCATGTAATCGGCTAATTTTTCAGGGGTTGCGAAAAACTGATATTCTTTTTTTAGATTTGCTTTTTCTCCGTTTTTTATTTTCTCGAAATAATCAGTTGGGTCATTAGGGAAAACAAAGCCGGATACTTTCCCGCCCTTCCATTTTCCTCCGATTAATTCAAGAGAATTTTTCACTTCTAAATAAAGGTTTCGATCAAGTTGTGCGTCAGGCAGTTTTAAAATATTTCCATTTATTGTGCATCTTTCAAATACTTCTTCTTTGGTTGTCATCCATTATTCCTTGTTTGATTAAATGATTTTTGTTTACACGTTACAAAATGAGATACTCTCACATGAACATACCTGCCGGTTGCTTTATCGTATTGAACCGAAGGATTGACATTCAAAGGAATCTTTTTATGATTCTGATTGAATACAAATTCGATTTTTTCTCCGCACTTCTTGCAGGTTATGATTGCTCCCATGATATTACACTAAACTTAATTGTTCAACATCGTTTTTACACTGTTTTGGAATAATAACAGGATTGGTTTCCTCAATGAAATAACCACCTGCTTTTATTCTGTTTTTTGTGATTTCCAATTCAAAGACGTCTGATTTGAGAACATATATTCCGGTTTGTCTGCAAGGCATTTCATACCTAACAAGACCCTTGAATCTTAATTCTCTCAAATACCTTAAGCCGTGCTTGAGGGTTACAGGATTGAAATTAACTATATCCTCTTCCCTAAACTGCTTGTTTCTGCTTACCGCAATTGTTGAAAGGAAATCAATCACAGTCGGCATATACTCCGACCATTTAATTTTTATTTCAACCCACCTCTGCATTACGCCGCTTCCTCTGATTTTTCGGTTTTTAGATCCTCAAGAATCAATTCGAGTTCGGTAATAGATAGTTTGCTCAGCTTTTCCATTTCTTCTTTTCTATCACCGAAAATAATTTGATCTTTTTCGATTTTAGCTGTTATTATTTTACTAATCAGATCGCTTTGATACTTTTTAGGAGTGTTTTTTGATTTGAATTTTCTCTGACTGATTTTCCGGTCAATTTCTTTGTTTAATCCTTCTTCCGGATTTTCGTTAAGAGTTTTCAGTAAATCTTGCAACTCTTTTATTGAGTTCTTTTGTAGGTTGCTTTCAAGGTCAACCGTAAAAGTTTCAGGTTCATTAAGTTCATACCAGTCGATGATTGATTGAATAAGCTCGGCTTTTTCTCTCATTGCGGGCGTGGTTACCTCGATTGTGAGATCGCCTTCGTGAAGCACTTTTTTTAGTTCACTTACCGCTTGATTTACTCCACCATAAGGGAAATCCCTTACCAGCGCTTCGCCTTTTGCAAATAAATCTCTTTCTGATTCAAACAGTCCCGGCTGCATAATTTTTTCGCTAAATTCAGAAATATCGTAAACAAACTTTCCAATACGTTTTTTTAACGCTTGTTTTAATATCTCGACATTTTCAGATTCAAGAATGATATCATCGGCTTCTTTTAGAGCATACTGCCTATCTGCGGGATTCCAGTTTTCACCGTCTTTTAATGCGATACCAATCGCCTCAATAAATTTTGTATCTTCCATTTTTTACACCTTTAAAATAATTTTATTTAACAGTTAGTTTTTAATTCCAAAAAATGTTTTAATAGATTTTGAACGTGCCTATACTCCGCAATGATTGACTTATCCTTTACGAAAGGCATAGTTTCATCAATTCGCTTTAGGTGATTTTTGATTTTTTCAGGGTCAAACTTACCCTTGAAGCTCTGAAAGTCCTTGTAATGCAGGACGTTTCTTGTCTCAAGGTTGTTGTTTAGTGTAGTTATATCGATAAGGTTATCGAATAGTTTTTTATATAGATTTGCCTTCATTCCAAGATTCATTTGCATTTGCAGAATCTCGGAATATCTTATTTGTGAAAGAGCTAATAATAAATTTTGCTCTTTGTTTTCGTCGAGTTGAATTGAATCGAATAATTTAGTATTTACCATACTTCCCTCACTTTTTCTTAAGTTAAAAATAACTTTCCGGCTACACTAAAAAGAGAGCCGGAATTTTCCTGTTTAGTGTACTTTAGAAAAAGCAAGAGAAGTCGGGGACTTGCCCCATGCTCTCCGCTTATAATTCGTTTTACGGATATTAGAACTTTTTCGATTAAGATTCAATAGCAAATTGTTTTCTATCCTGCTTTCAAGCTGCTTTGCAAGATTTTTACAGAACAGATCTGCCAGCTTTACGGAATCGAATTTGAGATCGGTAATTTTACATGTGCTCATTTTCGGGGATATCGATTCCGGTTCTGACAACCCTATTTCTTTTCTTAACCACGCTAAAGCGTCCTGGAATCTCTCGGCTTTTTCGATTTCATTTAGGTTTGTCCATGTTTCGCGGTATATCTCACCATACTCAAGAATCAGTTTCTGTGAGGTATTGGATTCTCCGTCAATCGTAATAAAATATGTTCTGTTTGCCGATGTTCCGTATGTTATTTTTAAGCTAATCATTTTTATCCTTTCCTTTTGTGTTTAGTATACCCCCACCTGTAACACTACCAGGCGGGGATACGTGAGGGCAAATACTAATTCTTTTCCGGTAATGCCAGTTTCTCGGCTGAAGCTAATTCCGGTATTGCTCCACCGGCAATTAGTTTTACATCGTTATGAACTCCATAGAGGTTCTTAAGCATTGAATCAAGCTCTTTGTCTCTTTCTTTGAATCTTAACTCTGCATTTCTGAAATCTCTCTGATTAGAGCTTTTCTGATTGAAGATTGATTTTAAAGTCCGCTCCATCCTTGCCTTGAAGTCATTTCCGGTCATATAATCATATAGAGCGGTCATCTTTTCATCTTTACCGTTATTCGATTCAAATACAGAAGCTAATGAGATGGCGTGTTCTCGGAGTAGGGGAACTACTTTCTTAACTGATCTGAAATCCGTTACCCATATGCCTTCCACAATGCCAAACCCTTCAATTTCTTTTGGAAGTGTTTGAGTAACCAGAACCATCATTCCGGCTTTGGCAATTATGGCGTCATCTTTGAGCTTTGTAGGCCATGCCTTATTGAACTCTTTTGTATTCTTTGATTCAAAGATTATTTTACCGCATTCTTTGCCGTCCTGGTTCATTACAACCTGAATGCAATCGGCTCCATTAACACCCTTTGGAACTTCAAGAATTTTATCAGAGGGGAATAAATCTTTTAGTAATCTTTCCAGCATTATTTCCTGAGCTTCACCCTGCGATTGCTGAGAACCGAGTTCCAGCTTTCTTTGCATCTCAAAAATCTGTTTTTTGAGTTCCAGTGAGGAACTTTCCAGCTCTAAAACCTTCATATCTTTTTGAGAAAGTTTTGTTTCGTAAGAAGCATTCAGCTGATCGGAAAATTCCTTAACTTTTGCGTTTACTTCATTCTGCTTTTCGATCTCTTTCAGTCTCAGCTGGTTTTCAAGATTCAAGGCTTTTGTTTGATTTTCACTTATACTGATATTTAGGTTTTCGATAGTGCTTTGGAGCGTGCTTATGGTCCGGTTTAAAACGGAGTTTTGTTCCTCCGCTTTTTTACGTTCATCGTCGATTCTTTGAGAATACATTTTTTCTGTATTCTCTTTGAATTTCAGGATTTCGCTTTCAGAATCTTTTTTCATTTTTTCAATTTCTGCTTGCTTTTCAACTTCAACTTTATTTTGCATTTCAGCTTGTTTGGCTGCAAGCTCGGCTTCAAACTTTGCTTTTGCATTGCTCTCGATCTCCTGAGATTTTTCAGCTAATACTTTCTGCTCAATATCACTCCTAACGGCGTCATCAAGAGAAAATTCAGTTTGGCAATTTGGACATTTAATTTTGTTCATGGTTAGTTCCCCATCTTTTTAATTGAAACTTTCTCATACGAATACCCCTCACCGTAAGGCGCTTTTACTTCTTTAGGAATATTGTATTTTGTTGAATTAACGGTTGCAACTTTTATTTCGAAGTTATCAAGAATAAGGAATTGTGAGCCGGTTTGCTGTTTGTATTCCTTTAGGGTCTCTTTTACTTCTTCGTCAAGCTCTTCCCATCTATCATGATGATCTTTGAGGATATCCCGCTCAATCAGCTTCTCAGTTAGGTCTGCATTGTCAATGAATCTTGCTCCGTCATTCTGGAAGTTGTTAGCATCGCATATATGATTGAAGGGGCAATCATCACAAACTCCCTCGATATACTCAGCGTCCGGAATTTCATTGTTATTTACATACCGATTAATTCTTTCACATTTGCGTAAAATCTCGGTTTCAATAAATTCATCATCACGGTAAAACTTGATAGCTTTCAACATACCGGTTGACTTATTACACAAAATCAGATAAGCGTACTCTTCAAACTCTTGTTTCTCGAACGAGGCTAAATAAAGATATGCCTGTAATTGAGTATAATAATTACGATAAAAGAATTTTTTTGAGTTTAGGAAATCTTCCGGAGTGTTATACTTCTTGAACTCCAATCCTGAGAATGATTTGATTTCAGCGATAACCCATCTATGCGATATTGCCTTATGTCTGATCTTTGCATCGATTTTACCGGAAAGGTTAAACTGGTAATCCTTCAAAGGTCTTTGAGATTCAGCTACCTCGAAACGGTTATCAGTGAGTTTCTGAATAACATATCTTTCGATAGCATTTCCAAGATCGAAAATATTTTGTAGTGTTACGGAATGCTTCTGAGCGTCCGCGCTTCTTAATCTTTTGTATACTAAAAAGCGATCGCAAGAATGTCCGAGATTCGAGGGAGTATTTGAACTTGAAGGATATACCGTTATCCTTCTTTCTGTGTCGACATCAAACAGTTTGTTTATGTCGATTGGCGCTTCTTGCTCAGTTATTGCCTGAGCGCTATCAAAGTCTATCATATTTTTCCTCAAAATATAATTTGTTAATTATTTATTTTTTAATTATATTTGAGGGCTATAGTGAAAATTATAGCCCTGTATTCACAAATCAGATCAGTTAACTTTGGTCGGTGCGCTGGTCTGGTTTGCTTTTTCTTCTATTTTTTCTTCTAAGGTTTCCTTAAACTCTTTTAGTTTGCCAACATCTCTTATTGCTTTCAGCTGCTCAGCTGTGATTGTAAACTCTTCTAAGGTTAATACAAACGCTTTCTTGTCGGCTTCACTAAGCACGCCGATTGCTTTCATAATCGAAAGGCATTCTTTGTCATTTGCCGACTGTTTCTTTTTCTTTTCGGCATTCAGTAGGTTTTCTACTTTCGGGACCAAGATATCAAGTGCTTTCTCAGATAGGTTTGCAGGTCTGGTTTTACCTTTTACCGGATTTCCGTCCTTGCCTTTAAATGAGGTCAATTCAGAGCAAAGATTTTCAGCTTCCTTCGTGTTCCCGTTACAGATTTCAAGTAGTTTATTCCATACCTCGTTGGCTTTTTCGGAATCGGCTTTGGTTGTTGTCCCAAAACTTACAGACTTACAATCTTCTTTTTTGACATGACTTAGATCATCCCAAGTTAAGCCATCCAATCCGAGAAGTTTTTTCGTGCCTCTTGCTCTCCAGTTAGCTTTTGCCTTCTTGAGCCAAAAGAAAAAATTGTCTTTTGTCTTTTCGTTATTCATATCTTCCATTGAAGCTCCGCCTTCAAAAGAAGCCTGAATACCAAGCGTTTTGGAGTGTAATTGACCGGAAATAAAGAACGCCTTTATGATCCCTTGTAAAGAATCGGATTCTGTTATGTTCTTTTTAGTTCCGTTTTCATAGACAACTTCAATTTTCACGTTTGATTCGCCTATCCCAAATACTGCCATAAACTGGTTCATTGCGCTTTCTCCAAGATAGGGGTTGTCTTGCCAGTTTATTACATTATTTTTGTTAAGTCTGGCAATACAGAACTCCCTCATTTTGTTGAGATAGGTAAATGATTTTTCAAGGTCAGCAAGTTTCTTATCAAGATCAATTTCCTGCGATACGTGCAGAATCATGCTCTCTTGCTCTAAAGGTCTATCATCCGCCTTGATTTCCTCAACCTGTGCCTCGAATAGGTCAGGAGCTTCGTTGTTTACTTTTTTCTGGTTTTCCATTTTTTTCTTTACCCTCACTGGTTAGTTATTAAAATATTTCTCATATTCGTTACGAATACGATTCACAAATTTGAAACTCTTTTCTTTTATCTTGTTTTCGTATTCTCTGCCTTTGCCTTTTTCCCATGCTACACTACCAACTGTTACAGAATAGGCTCTCTTGCCTTCCTCTTGAATACTTACTCTCAGTTTTCGGGTATTGGTTACAAATACCCTTATGTATACAAATTTATCCATTTGCTTTCACACCGAGAATGTTTGTAAATGCTATTGTGTTGGCTTTGTTGAAATACATTACAACAAAATCGTTGTTTGATAGGTGTCTTTTTACTATATCGTTTGCGGTTTCGACCGGGATTCTGCCTTTGGCGTGTGTGATTAGAGGTTTACTTATGCTTTTAGATGTTATACTTGACGAATAATAATTATCAATTAACTCATATACTTCGTCAACATGGCTTCCATCTTCGATTTTTTCGATTATGATTTTTTTGTAGTATTTGATTTCCATGACTGTAATTCCTAATTACTTTTAGTTCAAATATAATTCATGATTTTTGATTTTGTTAGTCATCATTTGTCAAATGACCCTAATTCTTTGAAAATTTTAATACGATACCCTGCCTTACAGCGTCAATTTCTTGACTGTTTAGGCGTCTAAGGGTTAAACCGTTTTTTAGTTTGATTGCTCTTTGTGGGTTGTGTGCCGGTATTCTTACTGTGTAAATCCCCGCTTGATATTTGCCTGCTAAATTTCTCATTTTGCCCTCTGATTTATGTTATTGTTACATGTGCAACATAATTATATTGTTGTAGTATTACAAGGTAGAATATAATCCTTGAATAATATTTACCCTTTATTATGACTTGTTGTATTGTTATATTGTTGTCATGAAATCATATAAGAAAATAGGCGTTAGACTCGATGAGGTTTCTTTCAGAAAAGTCAAAGAATACTCCATAATGAACGATATCAGTATGTCGGAAATTATTTGCACTTTGTTGAATAAAACCCCCCTAATCCTTAAGACAAGGCAAATTGGAGAAGTGATAAATGAAGCTAAAGAGAAAGGCAATGTTAATATCAAAATGCTTGCCTTATTCCCCAGCGATAAAATTATTTTGAAACTTAAAAATATGTGTCTAAAAAATAACACCTCATTCTCCGAAATAGTCCGCAACTTAATCCATGAGGCTAATTTCAGTGAATTTGATTTTAAGACCAAGGGTCAGAAAATCACAGAGAGTAAGAAAAAGAAGAAATAATATTTACAAAGAAGCGAAACTTAGAAAGTAAATTTTAATAAAATAAATTCGGGGCAAAGGTGAAACGAGCGATTTATCCGTTGATATTTATCTTAATCTTGTTGTGTGCTTCATGTAGTAAAGATAGCAACCCTGTTGAATCAACCCCAAAAAGCGATGGCACAGTAACCGATATTGACGGCAATATTTATAATTATATTACCATAGGCAATCAAACGTGGATGCAAGAAAATTTAAAAACAACAAAATATAGAAACGGCGATGCGTTACCAAACGTAACTACGAATGGGGATTGGATAGTGCTTAAAACCGGCACATACTGTGATTACAACAACAATCCTACAAACGCTGAAATATATGGAAGGCTATACAACTGGTATGCGGTGAATGATACGAGAGGTCTTGCCCCTCTTGGTTGGCATGTAGCAAGCGATTCTGAGTGGACAAAGCTAATTAATTATTTGGGTGGTGAGTCAGTAGCAGGAAGCAAATTAAAAAAGCTTCATAATTCTTACTGGCAAACTTCCGATATAGTTGTGAGTAACAGTAGCGGGTTCGAGGCTATACCCAGCGGTTTTCGTAATATCGACGGTTCTTTTGTGTGGCTTGGCTATACTACCTATTGGTGGACTTCGACAGTAGATAACTTTAGTGCGGCATGGAATAGGCATTTGCATTACGATTTTGAAAAAATATTCAGGGATAGTAATGAAAAAAACGGTGGTTTTTCGGTTCGATGTATAAAGGATTAGATTACATTACGCTTAATCCATGAGGCTAATTTCAGTGAATTTGATTTTAAGACCAAGGGTCAGAAAATCACAGAGAGTAAGAAGAAACAGAAGTAACGGCTCACCCAGATAGCCTCAGAGTGAAAAAATAAGGAGTTCTTATCTTTCAGTGTATTCAATAATTATTTGAATTTTTCATGAATTATACTTATCTTCAAATAATAACGAGGGTAAAATATGAATAACGAAATAAATCAAAAAGCATTGACCTTGTCATTCGAGGATTTCAAAAAAGAAAATGGAATGACTTATTGGTGGGCAAGCGATCTGTTAAGAATGCTTGGCTACAAAGATTTGAAGAGTTTTCAGGGCGCAATCGATAGAGCAATAAAAGCCTGCCTAACCCTAAAAATATCCCACGATTCTAATTTTTTGACTGAATATCGAGGCGAAAATAAAATAAAAGATTACAAGCTAACCCGCTTCGCCTGTTATCTTACCGTTATGAATGCCGATCCCAAAAAGCCGGAAGTTGCAAAGGCTCAGGTTTATTTCGCAGAACAAACAAGAAAATTCGAGTTGTATCTTGAAAGCACTGAAGAGTTCGACCGGTTACTAGTCAGAGATGAACTCAAAGAAGGCAATAAAGCTCTTTTTTCGGTTGCTCAAAAAGCAGGCATTGAGGATTTTGCGAAATTCAATAATGCAGGGTATCTGGGATTATATAATATGTTTAATGTAACCTTGGCAAAGGAAAGGAATATCGATAGCAAAGAATTATTTGAATATATGGGTAGAACCGAACTTGCGGCAAATCTTTTTAGAACCACTCAAACAGAAGAAAGAATCAAGAATCAAAGAATAACCGGTCAAGAAAACCTTGAAAATACTCACAAAGAAGTTGGCGCAGAAATTAGAGACATGATGAAGAAAAATACAGGCGTCAATCCCGAAGATTTGCCTATTGAGCGAAAAATCCATGATGTTCAAAAAGAGATTAAACAGGGTTACAGAAAAATGCTGAAAGAAGATAATACCAAGAAGAAAAAAAAGACATAACTTATTATAAATAATCAAGGGGCTTGCGCCCCTCCTTAATTTTACTCTTTTTTTAACATTCTCATAGCCTGCCTTTCTGAAATCTTAATTCCATATTTTTCTTCCAATTCCAAGACAAGCATTGAGTAAATATCCATCAAAAAATACTTTCCCTCCGCTTTTAGGTTTACAAAAATAGTTTGCATTAATTGGTTTCTCTCATAATTATCTAACTGATCTTTTTCTCTTCTTTTCCGTGATACTTTTTCGCCTTCAAAATAAATCTCCGTAATAACAACAAATTTACTCATAATTTTGACCCTTAAAAATGATTATAAAGATAGTTTTTTCTTATGAGTGTAGGGTATTGGTATTATCGGAATGGTATATAATAATATAACCGGTTGTTAGTGAGTGGATACGCTGTTTTTTTTATTTTACTTTTCACAAAAAATGATTATATTCCCTGAGCGATTATTTAAAAAAGTGAGAAGAAATGAAGAAACATTTATTGTTATATTTAGCCTCAGCGTTCTTTCTGATCGCCTGCTCAGCTTCACACGAGCCAAATGGAGGCGATAAAATCCCAGAGGCGATTCAGGATACTACCCTTCCCTACAATAGCGTTCATTTATCGTTAGGGTTACCGGTTGATGCCGATTCAACCGATGAATATGTTTTAGTACGCCCTCAGTATGCCCTTTCTTATAATAAAAATCTGAATGTTTCCAACTGGGTGTCATGGGAGTTGAACAGTAATTGGTTTGGTGATGTTGATCGATATTCAGGTAATTTCATTCAGGACCCACTATTGCCGGAAGGATATTATAGGGTAACTCACAATGATTATACAAATAGCGGTTATGACCGCGGACATATGGTCCGGAGTGAAGAGAGAACCAGAACAGACGAAGATAATAAAAGCACTTTCTATACAACAAACATATTACCACAAATGCCGGATCTAAATCAAGGGGTTTGGCTTAATTTGGAATATCATTGTGAAGACCTTTGCAAACAGCAAAATAAAGAATTATTTGTTTTAGCTGGCGGAGTGTTTTACACAAAAAATAAATTAAAAAACGTTGTAACGGTTCCGGATTCCTGCTGGAAAATAATTATAATTTTGAATAAAGGTCAAGGAATAGGTGATATTAACGGCAATACGGAAGTTATCGCCGTGATGATGCCGAATATTGCGGGAATCCGGAAAGATACTTGGGATAAATACAAAACAACTATCCGAAGGATCGAAGGATCGACCGGATATAATTTCTTATCAAGAGTGAGTAAGTCAATTCAAGACGTGATAGAGAATAAATAAAACAACCCCGCCTCGAACTAAAACAGGGTTGTGATTAAGGAAGTGATTTAAGAAGAAATTACTTTGTTCCGATTTTGTAGTTCTCTTTTGTCAGAGCCATATTCTTTGCCATAGCCCCCTGTATAACACCGGCAGCTGTTAATATGCCCAGTGCTATATTTGCCCCAAATGAAACCCAGGGGTTTATGGTCCCTACAAGCGGACTTGCTGCAGCATTGAGTAGGACTAACCCTATGCCTCCCAAAACCTCTTTACGCTTCCACCAAGTTTTAGGCTTAGGCACTGGCGGGTTCTGTTGTGTTTGTTCCGGCATCCGATACCTTGCTTTTTACAAAATATTTAAAGAAATAGTTCTTTAGTTCGACAGCTAATTTAAAGCCGTCAATTGACATTTCGAGAGTTTTCCCTTCATCTAATCCCGTGCCTCTTAGAGCCGAAATAATCTCGTTCCTTTCATCATCGGTGATGGTATCCTTAAACTCACTCGGTAAGTGAGGGATTGAACCAATGAAACCAGGTAAATTGATCACGGGTTTTAAAAAGTTTCCTGCATCGGCAAAGTTGACCTTACCGTCATTCTTTAGCGATTCCTCAATAGCATCTCCTATGCTTCCAAGAAATTCAACCGCCTTAATAATGTTCTCCACTCCGAATTCGTTTTTATCCGGCATAATGACCCCCTGTAATTTGTTTGGTATATTGTTAATTTGTTTTTTACTTTTGTTTGTTTGGAGAAATTCCATTTTCGGATTTACCTTTTGGAGTTCCTCTTTTTCCTGCTCAATATTATCCTCAATTTCCTGCAAGTTGCATAATTCACACATATTATTTTTTTACCTCCGTTTTCTGATAAAAACAACCTGTGATATAATCAATTGAGATAAACACAATAGCGGACGCCATACCCGCGGGCGTTGCGGTTACTATCCGTATTGTGATTCCGGTTGCAATATTTCCTACTATTGCAAGCCAGTTTACTTTTTCTTTTTCCCTCTCGGTTTCCGGCAGTTCGCCATCTTTGAGAGAATAATAAGCAGTCCCGCAATTGAACGTGGTTGCCATAATAATAATTAGGGCAAACATTTTGATAAATTTCATTTTGTTATTACCGGTTTAGTGAATAATTTATATTCTTTCCTTCGTCTGAATAGAAGTCCGTTCAATACTTTTAGCAGTAATGTTTTTGGGTCTCTTGCTTTGCTGTATTGCTCCCAGTAGGCTTGTCTCCATTCCGGATCTGTTACTCTAATCCCGTCATTTATATTTTTTATTAATCCAAGATTCTCAAAGTTTCTAATATTGAAGGCAAGGCTTACAAGAGCGGAGAATTGATTTTCATTTAATTCGACCTTCACAGCTTTTCGGACTTTATTCTCAGCGTCTTTGCAGTCATTCCTTAAGATATCCAATGCCGCGCTTTCGGTGATACCCTGCATTAGGTACTCTTCACCGAGTAAAATATTATGACCGAAACCGATGAAATAACCCCCACCCTCAAGGCGTCTTTTCGGCTTCAAGGTTAGTCCTTCACGTTCTTTGATTATTTCTAAGCCTTCGTTATTTATTCTGTAATCGTTCATCTTTTACCTTTGAATATTTTTGCAATCCACTTAAAAAGCGGGATTAAATTAATTACTATTGGTTTAGGAATTAAGTTTTTCATTTTTGATTGATCTTTTTGATAGGATTCATTTTATTTACTCCTCTATCTTTTTTGATTTCTGCAAATACCTCAGCCCATCCTCACTAATAATAATCCTCATTGAGGCGTCTTTTCCAAGCGGGATTATAGCCTCATAATGATACTCGTAGAAATGGGTAAAAGAATGCGGAGGGATTTCTGATAATTCCGTTTCGGCAGGAATTACAACTTCATTGCTAAACTTCATTTCGATTCCCCTTTAAATTCTTTCCACCTCTTTAATGCTTGCTCAAATTTGAGCTTTGCGATTTCAAGATTTTCAATTGCAAGATCATCTCCGCCTATACGTTCTTTTCTGATAATCGAATTTAGTAACTCAATATGTGATTCCAGCGTTTCGATTCTCTGATTGCTCATTTTCCCTCCGAATATTCAATTGAATCTAATACAAACTTGCGGGACGAATCAAGTACACAAATGAGCCTTGTATTCTTTGTAATTAGCACTTGCCCGCCGGTATATTTTATTTTCCGGTTCTGGCTCATAGAGCTTTGAATCGCAAACATTACAATAATAATGCAGGCGATTAAATAAATCGCCGGGACTAAACAGCCCGGATAACCATGATATTTTTTCATTTATCCTCCTACTGAAACATCTATTTTTGGATCGCTAACCTGATCCCTGAGAGATTGCTTATAAACCAAATGCTCAATAAATTTGGCTCTATCCATTTTAATTTTATCTTTTGGGATAGCACCCTCTTTGTCCATTTCTAACTGCTCAAAATATCTTAGCGTTTTATAGTCAAGGCTTGCGATTTCCTGCCTTAACTGTTCATCTTTTATTTTTGTTTCTTCCTCGGCTTTTTCGGCGGCAAGTATCTGGTCTTTGTTTGCATCTTCGGTTATTTTGTCATCCAAAATTACTACAAACCTACTGCCGGATATTTTTTCAGGTGTATTATTTCTTATCCAGTCCTGATAAGGTTTGTAATTTTGCGGGTCATCGATAAACCTTGCAAATATTCCAAGCCCATTATATTCGTATACCCTGTAAGTATTTTGTGAAGTATAATAGTGTTTATAAATTTCATTCATAAATTCCTCTTATTATAATATTTTTTCTACTAAGCATAATAACTGTCTTCTTCTACATCGTTAAAAGATTGCCCGTCTCTAAATAATATTATTTTTTCAACTTCTATATTATCGGTATCACTAATAGAGCTATTATCTGGTAAATCTTTTTCACTAATCATTTTTAATTCTCCTAATATGGTTTGTTTGGTGGTCTAAAATTACTGGTCCAGCGGGCTATGCCTTTAGAAATACGAAGTTCTTGCATATAACAATTCGACCAATTAGAATAAGCTGATCTACCACCTATCTGAGACACAAAAGAAGTATCATATGCTAGAGAAGTTGAACTATAAGAAGAAGTGTAGCTTAGAGAGCCTCCAATATAAATTTTAAAATATCCCGATTCTCTAATTATGGCAACATGGTACCATTGTCCTACGGACAAACTCCCAGCAGAACCACCATTGACAATATCCCAAGATACATCATTAGACGAACTATAAAAATTCGTTGCTCCCGTAGTTGCACTTGTATAAAATATTAAAGCAGATATACCCTGATTATTAAGTAAAGATACAATCATATTTAATGCAGATAGACTATTTAAATACACCAAAAAGTCTACTGTGAGATCACCTGTACCAAAATTAAACAAACTGTTCATAGATATATTAAAATAATCATTAGAGCCGTCAAAATATATACTACTGTTGCTAAATTTTTGTTGTGTAGTAGATATAGCAGCACCGTTATACGCTGTTATCGTATTTGTGTAATAACTTATATCGGGGATTGCTGTTGACCCGCTTTGACCGTTTCCTCTTATGTGTAATACAGTATATCTATCCGGCAAACTTCTCTGAAACTTAAACTGCCCAGAAAGAGAGATAGAAGCCAACAATAATATTAGTAGTTTCTTCATATATTACTCCAACACAAACCAAAATGATAAAGTTAAGTTTCTTGCATCAGGTGTTGTATCTGCCCTATCTACACGCAAATCAATTCCATTTCCATAAGAAACTTTGTAATTAATCGGATTGATATAATAGGCAGAGCTATACATCCAAGTACCATTTCCGGAAGTCATATTTAGCCCCTTGTAGCCGATTAGAGTTTCAGCACTTTTCCAGATGTTTAGCTTCGTTCCTGCTGTAACATCTATCACCCTGGTAACCGTGGCAAATTGAACCAAATAGGCATCCGAGTTACCCCATTTAAACTCTGCTCCGGCGTGTAGGTATATCAAGGAATCAAAAAAACCTCCGCTTGTTGGATAGTTACTCCAATACTCTGTAAGTCCGAAATCTGCCTTTACAACGTTCTCGGCGGGACCAAGAAACAAGGAATCCACACCGGAATAAAAAGCCGCTCCACTCAAAATGCAGGTGTCATTTGTTACTCCAGTTTTTACCTGTGTTATTAAGGCATATCTAAAAACAGAATCCACATCTTTGTATTTTACAGGTAATCCCGCCCTGAATCCGGTATTATGAGCAACAAAAACTAATGTATCAGATAACCGAGTTGAAGCATAGTAAGTCCAAGGCGAATAAGAAGAGCCAGTTCCGCCAGTGCCATTTGCAACGGATGTTATCCGTCCATCTGTGCCAACTGTTATATTAGAATTTGTATAACTCCCTGCGGTTGCGGTGTTCTTTTTTGCAAGGGTGGAAGTAGTATCAGCAATTCCCCATTTTCCATTTATCCTTGCGGCGATTGTATTCGTATCAGAAGGTATCAAATAAGTTCCAGAAGCCTGTTTGCCATTAGTAAGCGTTCTAACTTGTTGAAGTGAATCTTGCGCCCCAGTGATACCCGAAAAAAGATGTCCGTGTGTTCTTTGAGCTTTCGCCAAAAGTGAATCGCTTAAATTTGTAATTGTTGACTGAGCTTGATTGTGAGATATAGGCGCATAAGCCCCTAACTCCCAAGGCATAACAACGCTTCCAGAATCGGTTTTTTTGTCAATTCTATTCGACAAAGTAATCGTATCTGATCTTGTCAATTTCAAAGTTTGCCAGCTTAAATCATCCGGCAAATTATGAGTATTATTCGTGTCTGAGGGTATCAGATAAGTTCCGGCTCTCTGAAAATTATTGATAGAATCTTTGAAGGTTATTGCAGTTATATATTTTGTGTTGCTATCTGCGATACTTATCTTTGTATCAATTCTGTTTGATAGGGAGGTCGTATCTATCCCACCCCCACCGGTTAAGTCTGCTGCCCATTGCTGAGTTGTCCCTACCATTTTCCACACATAACCATCAGTGCCATTAGCCATCTTAGGTTGATATTTTATATCAGAATAAGTCCTGACATTTCCTGTGTCCGAAGCTATCAGATACGAACCCTTTGCTTGATACAAATTATTACTATATGTTCTGGCATTCGTTGTGTCAGTCCCATAAACCGATTTATCTAATTTAGTATTTATCAAAGTCCATTTGCCTGTGGTATCAGAGGCTATAAGGTATGTCCCTTTTGCCTGATACAATCCATTAGAATAATATCGAGCATTGGCAGTATCGCTATAATACTTCCACAAAGTTAGCCTGTTTGCTTTTACAGTGTCTAATCTATAAAGAGTTGCAAACTTTGTGCTATCGGCAGAGCTGCCTGAACCAGCATTAGCCAATACAGTACTGTCTACGTAATGCTTGCTTGCTACTCCGGGTTTGGAAGTAGTGTCTATTGCTCCAGCTGTAATCCCAGACACCGCGCCCGTAACATAGTTTATCACAAAAGGTTTAGTTGCGAGCTTTGTCAGCGTGTCTATATCAACCCACTGTACTCTTTGCACTGTTTGAGAAAAAGCGAAACTTGTAAAAAACAATAATATCAGTATTTTTTTCATTTAATTCTCCCAACTGTAACGGATAACATTGCTTGTGTCTTTGATTGAGCCGATGACATATATCCAATTTGTATTGGAACATTTTACCTTGTAAATATCACCTGCCTTCATAGGAAATCCGTTTTCTTTTGTTGTACCCGCAACCCCCACGTATACAGTCCCCCAATATTGAGGCATAACCGTAATTGTTAATCTTTTGCAGGTGTTGCTTGCTAATTGAACCGCCGAAGTATCAATTGCCATCGAGCCATTTCCGGCTATTGAGTCCATAGCCATTTCGTCAGCTTCTATATTAGCCATTTCGCTTCTTAATGTCTCGGCAAGTGCAGTTAAATCCGTGTTAGTCGCAAATGCAGAATAATCCGGTATCGTTACAACCAACTTTTTACTTTGTCCAAAAACAAAAAGAGGCAAAAATAAAAACAAAATTATTTTCTTCATAAAGATAAATCACATTTTTTAAATTGTTCTCTTGTCAAAATATTTATTACGTGTTTTAAAGTTTTAGCGTTCCCAAAAATATCTATAGATATATCCCGTTGCATGCGAACTTATTCTTATACCGGAAACATTATCGCAAGGTACCCTCAAACTTTGACTTTTTAAAATCCACATTCCAGTTGTACGCGGATAGTTGTTTGTTGAGATATACAAGGTATCAGTTCCGAGACCTGCGTCCCCAATCACGGTTATAAATCTTGCGTTAACGTTTTCGGGTAATCTGATAACAGAATCGGCTTTTAGGTATCTTTTCACAGAATCGGGAAAGATTGTCCTTGTTGGATTCCACATAGTTTGTGAAAACGCGGATACGCCAACAAATGCAAGTAGTAAAAATAATAATGTCTTTTTCATAGTTTCCCCCTGTTATTCTTTTTCTTCGTTAATATGTTTTTCTAACTTCTTATTTAGCTCTTTCATTGAGATTCCCAGATTCTCTATTTTTTCAAGAATAGTTTCCAAATCCTTTTTAAATCCGATGAACTCCTCAGTCATTTTATCAACTTTAGCGGTTTCTGCTTTTGCCATTTCTATCTCTGATATTTTTTTTTCGTTATTCTTTTCTATGTCGGATATTTTTCTATCGTAGCATTCTTTTAAATCGGATATTTTCTTCTCAAATTCCAACAC